GCACCTACAAATTTCATTGTGTATAGTGCATTGTCGGTCCATACTAGAATATTTTCTTTAGCAACTAGTGCTCCCATAATTTTTGTACCGTCTTGTATTCTTTGTGTACCAGCAGTATTAGTTGCTTGAGGTGTGTAAGAATTAATATTTTCGTCTTCAGAAAATCTTATAAACATATCATCTTGAGTTGATGGAGTTCCAATTGTAGTTTCAGTTCCTAAATGAATTAAGTGACGTGTTGTTGGTGAAATTAAAGTTATTCTTGTAGCTGTTGGATTAGCTGATGTAGAAAATCCAGATGTAGATGTAGAAGCTCTTGTTGTTAATCTTGCTGTAATATCAGAATTCCATGTAAAAGTTTTACCGTTTGCAATGGTTGCAACTAATACATCACCAAAATTACTTAACGACCAAAGTCCAGGTTCTAGTGTAATTGTTCCAGCATCAACCGCATCACCCCATCCTCCCCATTCAGTAGCATTAGTTACTGTTGCACCACTTGAGTGAGCTTGACCGTTTGAAGTTCCAAAGGTTGCAGTTCCAAAAGCACCTCTAGTAATACCTGTTAAAGTATTTGTACCTTTTCCTGTATATGTAATTAATTCATTATTAACTGCTATAGTTCCTGTTGTTGGAAAACCAGAGTTTGATGTAACATTAATAACGGTCCCCGATCCACCAGTACCATTAGTATCTGCTAGTAAAGCACCATTTAAAGTTGTTGTAACAGAACCTTGTACAGTTCCGCCATATTGACCAATACCCCAACCATAACCATAAGACTGTGCAGCAGGACCAACAGGTTCATAAGGAATTACATCACACGCTCCCCCACCTGCAGCGCCGGTTGTAGTTTGTGTTCCTGTTACAATTGCAATTAAGTTTGATGTAACTCTTGTTACTTGAAATAATTTATCTTCGAACGCCGCATCAGTTAAACCTATACCACTTGGTACAGTTACATTATCTAATAAAATAATATCACCTGACTGTAAATTATGTGCTGAAGAAAATGTTAGTGATACTTCCTGTGTTGCATCTTGAGCAGACATTGCAACACTTGAAAGTGTAGCTTTTACAGGAGTAACATCATGTAGTTGTCCTTCAAAATAAATAAGTAAAAACTTATCTGTTCCTATTGCAACGTATCTATTACCTTCTTTATCTACAAATGCGTGTTGTTTTCTAGCAACACCAACAATAGATTCGTTAAGTAATGATTGCCATCCTCCTACTTTTTCTGGAAGGCCATATCTAAATCTTACGTTATCAGAATCAACCCAACGGCCTTCGGCCCCAACAGCAGTGTCTTGCTTGTCTATACCAGGAGCAAACTTAATTTTCGTAAGCATCCTTTACTCCTATGATGTACTGTTAGTTTTTATTTGCCAGCCTTTTGTGGCAGTAGTAAATATTAAAGTTACACATTGATTGTTTGCAGTCAAATCTAAATCAGATGTACCACCTTGAATATTTGATCCGTTTCTACCTACAATACATTTGTTTGTTGCAAAACCATTTGATGCCGATACATCCATTATAGTTACTTCATCACCTGTTGTAGGTGATGCTGGCAGTGTTATTGTTACTTGGTTAGCAACTGTATCTACTCCAATTTGATCTCCAGCTACTGCTGTGTATGAAGTTTTGCTAGCTGCAGTTACTGTTGTAAATCCTTTTTCCATCATTGATAATGTAGTAGCAGGGACGCTACCTCTAGAATAAACTAAAACTTTTGCACCTTCTGGGAGAGGCACTTGTGTACTTGCACTTTGACCAGTAGTTAATAATGTTACTGTAAAACTATCACCAGCACCACCTCTAGTAGTTGCATCTTCTACAAAAAATACTCTGTTTGCATTTCCACCTGTTGTAGATGCAGGCATTGCTAAACTAGCATTACCAGATAAAGTACCAGTAAGTTTAATGTAAAGGTTTTTACCATTCGCGGTCGCCGATCCATCTGCTAAACTTAATGTAGTTGTACCAGAACTTAAAGTTACTTCTACATAACCTGAAGATGCTGTTTGTAATAATTGTAAATTAGTATTAGTAATTGTTCCCCATAGACCAGCTTTTTCACCTGTAGTGACTAGTTCTAATGATAAATCTGTTGAAAATGTTGATGCCATAATTTTAGTAAGGTTTGATTGGTGTCCAAACCATGTTTGCTCCTGGTATTATATCGTTCCACGTTATAACCCCTGGTTCGTTTGTATTTAATGTTAAACTTGAACCAGTAGGTAGTACATTTGCAGTACCTGTTACTGTAACATTTCCTGTCGCTAACGTCAATGCGTTTCCGGTTACAGATGTATTAGCATCTGCTGTAATTACAACAGTCCCTAAACCTAATGATACTTGAGATCCTGTAAGAGGACCGACATTAGCTGTACCAGTAATACTTAAAGTACCTGTACCTAATGTAACTTGATTTGCGGTTAAATTTTCTACGACTGAATCTGCAATAATACCTATACTACCAATTGTAATAGTTAATTGGTTAGCTGATACATTTACAGTTACATTGTTATCTAATCCTGTGGCAGCAAAAGGTAACGCGGATATTGCATCAAATCCTAAACTCATAGCTTACCTATCCTTCCAATGTCGTAATTCTAGCTTCTAATTCTTGAATTGTTTTAACTAGTAAAGGTACTAATTTAGATTGGTCTATACCTTGATATTTTGGTTTTGTTTGTTCATTACCATCATCATCAGTATAAGTTTCGACTTCATCTTTTTCTCCAGAGATTGCTTCTGGTACTACACTTGATACTTCATGTGCTAAGAAACCATCTACCGTTTTATCTGCATCTGCTATAAAATTAAATCTTGCAGGTTTTAATTGTTTTAATCTTGTTGTTGCATCAAAATCATAATTAACATTTTCTTTTAGTCTGTAATCTGAAGAAGTATTGTAAACTGTTGATGAGCCATCAGTATTTATAGAACCAACTTGACCATTTGGATTATGAAATGTTATCGAATGGTGTGGAGCAGTATTATTACTTTCTAAAGATATTCCAGTTCTAGTATAATTATTTTTAAGATGTAAATAAGCACTACTTCCACTAATTGATGAACTTGTATTTATAAATATTTTGTCAGAATTAGCATCAACAAAAAACATATTTGAAATACCATTACTCTCAACTCTAAAGTCTACGTCTCCACTGTCATCATTAACAATTACTTCAGCTTCGCTTATAGTAAATAATTTTGCATTATTACCTGCTTTCATTCCTTCAAACTCTAATTTAACATCTTCACTTCCATCAGAAACATCTGTTGCAGTAGCAGACATAAAAATATAATTAACTTCCTGACCTGCATCATTATCTCCTCTAAAATCTATTCTACCAAGAACATCTCCATCAACTGGACTAGCACTATTTCTAAATAAAACTAAATCAGGTGCAGAACTTACTCCACCATCTGTGTTTTCAATTATAACTTGGTTAGTAGTATCAGAGCCAACAATATGAAGTTGTGCATCTGGGGTTCCAGTCCCGATACCAACTGCATTCTCACCCCCATCAACAAATAACATATTAGCATTTCCGTTACTTTCAACTCTAAAATCTACATCATTTGAACTTTCATTAAATACTTGTGCTGCATCTGTATCAAAAGTACCAATATAAGTTTTTAATCTTGAGGCTGTTGTTTTTCTAATAGTTCCACCAGCACCATCATCCATTAAAAAAAGATCTGCATCTGCAATTGCTGCCCCAATGTCTGTAGCCCCTGTAAATAATGTTGTTGCTAATTTTGCAGTGGTTACAGTAGAGTCCGAGGGAGTACCTAGATCTAAAACATTACCTAATAAATAAATGAAGTCAATAGAGTCACCTGTCGCTAGGTTGCTCGAAAACGTAATAGTTGATGAACTGATAGTATAAGAACTACCAGGTTTTTGTATAACACCATTTAAAGATACTATCATATGATTGACACTTTCAGGTATTACGTTAACAGAACCTACTTGCATAGTATATGCAGCTTGTCCATTAACTACTGAAATTGTATCACATATTTGATAGTTTCCTATCTGGGGTTCTCGTCCAATGTAAGCCA